GCTTCCGGTGTGGAGCAGGCGATGGGCCCGATCACGATGAACGTGACGTACCGGAACCCTGAGGGGAACTTGTATCTCACGAAGTCGGAGTTCGACACCATTGCGGTGCTGTTGGGTCGGAATCCTTCGGGTGCTGTGTCGATGACGGCGGTGGGGCTGTGAAGCTTCCTTATGGGCAGACTGTCACGGTCCTCCGCCGTCCCGCGGTCGACCGCACTGGTGATGGTGGGGCCACGGTGTCGCACACCATCTCACAGTGCGCGATCGTCTGGGACTCCACCACCAACGACGATGACCGGCGTGACACGTCGATCACGTTCGTGGACGTGTACGTCCCTGTCGGTGCAGACATCCTCGCCTCCGATCAGGTCGAGTTACCTGACGGTTCCGTGGGTGCCGTGTTCGGCCGGCCGCGGTGGGGCGAACCTCACCCGATGACGGGATGGCAGTCCGGGTACAAGCTGGTGCGTTTGAAGGTGGTGGCCTGATGGATGACATCCGTATCCCGTACCCGAACCCTGCACTCGGCGAGATCCTGAAGTCCAGTGAGATGCGTTCACTGGTGCAGGAGAAGGCCGAGATGGCGCAGGCCCTGTACCGGGACATCGTTCAGAAGCGCACCGGCCAGTTGGCTAGGTCGGCTCGTGTGGCCACGTACATCGGTGGTGCACGGAACGATCGGTGGATCGCCGAGATGATCGTCGACGCACCGCATGCGGCTGCGCACGAGTTCGGCGTCGGCGACAAGCCTGGCTCACTGCCGAAGACGGCGGTGCACGCTGCTGCTGATGATCTCAACCAGGTGTTGGGTCAGATGTCGTTTGCGGGTCAGCTATGAGCATCACGTTCCCGGAGTGGTGGAAGGGTGGCTTCCCGGACCGCGAGTTGGTTGTCATGGATCTGCTGCAGCCGTACCTGAATATGTTGTCCCCACAAGGGTTGGCGTGCTCGTGGCTGCCGGACAATTACGGCAAGAAGTTGCCGATCGTCCGTGTGTACCGCGGTGGCGGGGCTGAGAACTACGAGATCCGCAGCGACCCAGCTGCAGTGCAGTTGGGTGTCATCGGTGCCACGCGTGCTGACAGTTGGGCGGTGGTCGAGTACTGCCGGCAGATCATGCTGTCGTACCGGCACGGTGGACGTGTCACCCGCGAAGACGGATCCGTCACCATCATCCAGTCCATCGCGGAGATGACGGGCCCACAGCAGTTGCCCGAACTGTCACCGGATTACCGGTTGGTGCCGATCACGTTCCAGGTGAACTGCAAGTGGCCCAGCGGTCTACCCGACTACGCCCGCGTCCGCGAAGACCTCAACCTGTAGAACCGCTCACTTTCGTTTGACCGTGCGCTCGCCCGAGTGTGCGGCATTTGTCATGCCCAATTCTCGGGCGACCTCCGATTGGAGAATGCAATGACCTCTGTTCTTTCACTGAAGGACAAGAACGACGACCTGTTGGTAGTGCCTGGAGACCTCTCGGTCCTCATCGCCAACTACGGCGCCACCATCCCCACCGCCCTCACCGACGACGACGGCTCCCTCCTCCCGCTCCCCGCGGGCTGGTACAGCGCCGGCGAAATCGACCAGAAGGGTGGCGCATCGATCACCCCCGACACCAAGACCACCGACATCCTCGGTTACGGGTCGATGGTTCCCCGTCGGACGATCAAGACCTCCGAAGGTCTGACGATCGACTTCACTGCGCAGGAAGTGCGGAAGGTCAACCTCGGACTGTTCTGGGGCATGGATCTTTCCGCCAACTCCGCCGACGCAACCTCGGGTGAGTGGCAGGTCAAGAAGACCGCCCAGGCACGGATGTCCTTCTTCTCGGTGATCCTGCTCGGTCAGGACGAGAACGCTGACGGCGACATCCTCCCGTACTGGATCTTCCCGAAGGTGTCCGTCACCAAGTCGGGCAAGATCGGCCTGCAGATGGATGGGGCGATGTCCTACCCGATCACGCTGACCGCGTACGACGACAAGGACTTCGGCGGGTACGTGGCGTTCGGCCAGGCCGGTCTCGGCAACAAGGCGCTCAACGCGGACACCGGCTTCGGCCCGCTCGTGAAGACCGTCACGATCACCGGCACCCCCACGGGTGGCACGTTCACCCTGACGTTCAACGGTCAGACCACCTCGGGCATCGCGTACAACGCTGCAGCCTCGGCAGTGCAGTCGGCCCTCGTGGCCCTGTCGACTGTCGGTGCGGGCAACGCGACCGTCTCCGGTTCGGCTGGTGGCCCCTACACGGTGACGTTCACCGGTGTCACGGGAACGCTCACGGCGTCGGGCGCCAGCCTGACCCCGAGCGGCACCGTCACCGTTTCCTAAGACGTCGTGGGGGGGGGGGGGTGCAGGCCCCCCCCCCCCCCCCCCCCACGACCTTTCTTAAGCCAGGAACAACTCTCCAGGAGGAGTTACAACATGACTGATAAGAAGCCCGTGGGTGGTCGTTTCGCTGAGCTGCTCACCGAGGTCGACGCGGCCCCGTACCAGCTGACCGAGGACATCGCGATCCCGGTCCCCACGACGGAGCAGCTGGAAAAGCTGTACGCCGCCGAGGACAAGGAGGGCCGTGAACGTGCCATGTTCGGCGAGCACTACGACGCCATCAAGGAACTGTTCCGCGGCGTGAACTACAAAGCGTGGTCGAAGTTCACCGACGAACTGAACGAGCACGTCTTCGGCAAGGGCGTCAACGAAGTGCCGGGAAAATCCGAGGAGTCCTCGAACTAGTCGAGGACTTCTGGGACGAACTGGAGTGGGACTTCCGGGCTGAGCTGAGTGGCCTTGAGGCGTTGGATTGGATTGCCGGCAAACGTGACTGGCGCCAGTTCTGGCGGTTCAAGGACCAGCTCGGCCCGGGCACCCGCTATCTGTCGAAGCTGTTGATGGATCCGGAGTTGGCGGAGGAGTGGGCGAAACAGCCGATCCCTGTGGCGACGTCCCCGTCGATGGCGGGGTGGACACCCCTCATCTCGAAGCTGACTGATCTCGAGGACCAGCTGATTGCTTTGCGTGCGTCGTTTTCTGCGGAGGCTGCGGCGGAGGTGAAGTTCGTCGAGCGTCCGGTCCCGCGGTACGTGCAGGTGCGTGAACGTCTCCGCAAGAACATTTCTAGAGAGAAGCGACACATGGCGTTGTCGCAGTTGCTGCCTGGCCAGGAGGTCTAACCATGTCCAATTTCTCGGCTGGTAGTGCAAGCATCAAGATCGGGCCAAGCCTCGACAATTTCGCCAATGAGCTTCGTACACGGCTGCAGTCGATCGATGAGAAGTTCACGGTCGGTCTGCAGCCTGCCGACGTCAGCGGGTTTGCGACGGATCTTGAGTCGGAGTTGGCCCGGGTCAACGCGGACATCACGATCGAGCTCAAGCCGGGTGACATCTCTGGGTTCGCGACGGACCTCCAGGCGCAGCTCGCTCACGTCAATGCGGACATCGACATCGGGCTCAACCCTGGTGATATCACGACGTTCGCGACGGACCTCGAGGCCGAACTGGCTCTGGTCCACGCTGACATCGATGTTCGTATCAATCCGGACTTCGAGGAGTTTCAGACTCGTCTGACAGCGATCGCTATTGCCCGGGACTTCACGGTTCCGGTGCGGGTGGTCGCCGACTTCACTGGGTTTGACCAGTCGATCATTCAGCGCACTGGTGCTGGTGGCGGACCTGGCCCGATCCCGATTCCTGTTCGACCGGACCTGGATGCGTTCCAGACGGATCTGACTCGCCGTCTGGAGACGATGAGTCGTGAAGCTGAGTTGCGGATCCCGCTGACCGCTGATGGTGAGCGGATGCGTGCTGGGCTTCGCGCCCAGGTGGAGGATCTGCAGCGTCAGCTTCGGATGAACATCTCCGCTGATCCGGAGATCGGTGCTCGTCAGCGCGCCCACCTTCGGGCACAGATCGAAGAGCTTGAGCGCCGAATTGAAATCAACATTCCGGTCGACACTCGCAACGCAGGCCAGAGGCTTGCGGCGGTCTTCGCCGACGCAACCATGTCTGTTGCAAAGCTGGGGCTCACGGCCGCAACTTCCGGGCCGGCGCTGATGGCTTTGGGTGCGGTCACGTTGGCCCCGCTGGTGGCGTCTGCTTCGCAGGCTCTGGGTGTCATCGCACTGCTGCCTGCCGCTGGTGCTGCTGCAGCCGCTGGCATCGGCGCCCTTGCAATCGGATCAAGCGGGATCGTGGATGCCTTTTCCGCCGCAAAGAAGGCGTCTGAGGATACGACGGACACCCTGAAGGCGCAGAAGTCTGCCCAGGATCAGCTGGAGTCCGCACAGGAAGGTGCAGCCCGCACCGCAGAACAGGGCGCCCGCTCCATCTCCTCCGCTGAGGAAGGTGTTCAGCGGGCGAAGCAGAAGTCTGTCGACGCGGAGAAGAAGCTGACGCAGGCCCGCAAGGATGCGGTCACGCAGATCCTCGACATGAACGATGCCCTGAAGGGCTCGCAGTTGTCGGAGCAGGAAGCGCAGTTGGCGCTTGACCGGGCCCGTGAATCGGCGATGACGTTCACTCCCGGTGACACTGCGAACGATCGACGCGGGAAGGTCCTGGATGTTTCGCGTGCCGAGTTCAACCTGAATGAGGCTCGTAAGAATCGTGAGCGGCAGGAGCAGGAGACTGCTGAGGCGAACCGCAACGGTGTCGAGGGTTCGCAGCTGGTTGTCGATGCCAAGCAGGGTGTCGCTGATGCGGTCAAGGCTGAGGATGACGCGCAGAAGAATCTTCTGCAGACGACCAAGGATGTCGCGCAGTCGAATGCGGATGCGGCGAAGCAGATCGTGCGGGCTCAGGAGTCCATGGCTGAGGCCATGGAGCAGACATCGACCGCTGCGGATGACTTCGCGGAGAAGATGGCGAAGCTGTCCCCTGAGGCTCAGGAGTTCGTCAATCAGGTCAGGGGTCTAGGCGAAGCTTGGACCGATCTGAAGATTGCCGTGCAGGACAACCTGTTCACCGATCTCGGCACTTCCGTGACGCAGTTGGCGAACTACTTCCTGCCGACATTGAAAACAGGGTTCTCGGGCATCACAACTGAGATCAACACCGGTGTGCGCAAGGCCATGCAGGATCTGCAGACGGATGCGACGAGGGACAACCTGTCAAGGATCTTCGAGAACACCCGTCTGTCAATCCAGCCCCTGATCGATGGCATCAGCAACATCGGCGCCGGCCTACTCAACATCGCAACGGTCGGCTCAGACTTCCTTCCGGGGTTGTCGACGAAGTTCGAGGATCTTTCGACGACGTTCCTCGACTGGACTGAGCGGATCAAGAACGACGGGTCGCTGAAGGACTTCATCCAGAAGGCAATCGACAAGTTCCAGCAGCTGAAGGACATGGCTGGCGATGTCATCGGCATCATCGGCGACGTCGTCCGCGCACTGACCACCGACCCTGATGGCAAGGGCGGCGGGCTGGGCGAAGACTGGATGACGAACATCCACGGTGCGCTCGACAGGTGGAATGAGTTCCTCGGATCCGATGCCGGCCAGCAGCGGATTAGGGACTTCTTCAATGACGTGAAGGTCATCGTCGAGGGAATCGTTCAGGCCATCACGATCGCTGCCGACCTGATTCGCCCGTTCCTTCCGGACCCGAAGACACCTGAGGCCACATACGAGGATCGGCCGACTGTCGGTCCGACCACGGGACCGGACGGAAAGGAAATCCCGGCGCAGCCGTTCGTTGGTCCGGTCGCTCCGACCCTCGGCGAAAAGGTTGAGCGGGAGAAGGACTCGGCCGGAAACGAGATCGTCAAGCCGAGTCGGCAGGCCTTCTTCACGGCTGGTCTGACTGGCGAGGGCAACGCATTCCAGGGCGCTGGACGTGCAGTGAAGGATGTCGGTTCCAGTGCCTGGCGTTGGATCACCAACGACAACGACGACGGCTTGTGGGGTTCGATCAAGGACTCGAACTTCGGGTTCAACAGCGATTCGTATCACCGCCGCAAGGAGGAGGACGAGCAGCGTGAACGCAACGGTGGTCTGACTGACGCCGAGAAGGCCGAGAAGGAACAGCGGGACCGCAACGGCGGCATGACCGATGCGGAGGTTCGTGAGGCTGCGGGCGGTGGTGGCACCGGCGGCGGTGGGGTCGGGCACATCGGTGGCCGAACCGGTGGGCCGAGCAACTTCGGTGGATCGGATAGCAACACCGATCCTGCTGGGTGGTCCGAGAAGTGGACCGGCATGGTCAACAACGTCTCGAACAGTTGGGATAACACGCTCCGCCCGAAGTTCAATGAACTGACCGGCAAGCTCGGTGACATCGGCTCAGGGTTCCTGACGAACGTCAGGGATCACGCCGGCGGAGCCTGGGATGGACTGAAGAACGGTGTGTCCACGGGTTGGACGTCGATCAGTTCTAACTTCGAATCGGCGAAGACTGGTGTCGGTCAGCTGTCGGAGAAGTTCCTGTCCGGCATCACCAATGGTGCGGTCCTGCACTGGAGTGACCTGCCGTCGAAGATCGGTGCTGGTGTCTCTGACATCCGCGACAACATGTTCTCGAAGCTGCACACCGGTCTCGATGATCTGAAGACGAAGTTCTCGGACGTCGTCGGCGGGATCGGAACAGTGTGGGGTGGCATCAAGTCTGCGATGGCTGATCCGATCAACTGGGTCATTTCCAATGTCGTGAACGGTGGTATCGGTCGCCTGTGGAACGGTGTCCGGAAGATCGTTCCCTCACTTGGTGAGTGGACTGATGTTGGTCTGATCGAGGCGGCTCCTGCTCCGATTCAGCGTGCTGATGGTGGTGGCGTTTGGGGTCCGGGTGGTCCGAAGGACGACAAGGTCCCGGCGTGGCTGTCGAACGGTGAGCATGTGTGGACGGCCGCAGAAGTCCAGGCGGCTGGCGGGCATGCTGCTGTGGAGCAGATGCGCAGCAACGTCCTCGGTGGCAACGCTGGGGGTCCGTCGTCGGCGAACTACTCCACGGGTGGGCCGGCACGGTTCGCGGTCGGTGGTGATGTGCAGTTCGGGTCGGATGCTGATGTGTGGATGGCGAAGGTCATTCAGGATGCGTTCCCCGATGCCACTGTCACTTCCGCTTTGCGGCCCGGTGTGTCTGGGTTCCACGGCAAGGGTGAGGCCATCGACATTGATGGTCCGTCGAAGCAGGCGTACGCCGACTGGATCTATCAGGCGTATCCGCAGTCGGAGCAGTTGATCTGGGGTCCGGGTCCGTTGCTGTACAACGTCGGCGGAAACATGATCACCGATCAGGCGCAGCTCGCGGGCCAGGTGTATGCGGGTGACCTTCCCGGTCACTTCGATCACGTGCACTGGGCGAATGACACCCCGTTGGGTGAGCTGTCCGATGATGACAAGAAGTCGTTGTGGGAGCGGGTCAAGTCCGGTATCGGTTCGGCGTTCTCCGCCGGCCGGAACTTGGTGGCGTCCTCGTTTGAGGTTCCGTTGCGGGCGATCGGTAACACGATCCCTGACTTCGGTCCGTCGGCGTGGGGTCAGGTCCCCCGTGAGTTGTTCAACTCGTTGTCGGATAAGGCGATCGACTTCGTTCGGGGTAAGTCTCCGTCCGGTTCCGGTGCCCCGTCTGATGGTGGGGCTTTCGCCGGCGGTGGGGCGGAGCAGTGGCGTCCTCTCGTGGAGAAGCTCTTCAAGGAGAAGGGCATCGATCCGGGTCTGGTCGATAAGTACCTGTACCAGATTCAGCGGGAGTCGTCGGGTAACCCGCATGCGATCAACAACACCGACATCAACGCGCAGAATGGCACCCCGTCGAAGGGGCTCGCGCAGGTCATCGACCCCACGTTCCAGTCGTACAAGGACCCTGGGTTCGAGGACATCTGGGATCCGGAGTCGAACCTGCGTGCATCGCTGAACTACCTGCTTCGTGATCCGAAGTTCGGTGGTCAGGGTGTGGCTGCGTTGACGGGTGCCGGGTATGACCAGGGTGGGATTGCCAATGGGATCGGCTTCATGCCGAAGATGACGTTGCAGCCTGAGCGGGTTCTTTCGCCTGAGCAGACGCAGGCGTTCGACAAGTTGGTGGAGTCCATCACCGGTAATGCTCCGGGTGGTTCGACTCCGGTGATGCCGGCGACTACCCCGAACCTGGGGAACGCACCGGTGGGTACGGGCAACCCTGATCAGGACTTCCTGACAGGGCTGGGACAGAACTTCGCGACGAAGTCCATGAGCATCCTCGGCAACGGGGCCCTCGGGGCTCTCGGTCTCGAGAACTCGATTCTGTCTCCGAGCAACATCTACAACCAGGCGTTTCAGCAGATGTCCCAGGTTCGCCCGGGTCCTCCGCCGAACGCCGCTGCCGCACTCAGTGCCCCACAGGGTGCGGGTGCGGGGGTTGCGAGGACGTTGCCGCTCACCTCACCTGTCATCCAGTCAACTCCCGCGCAGGTCACGCATGACAGGTCGGTGACCATCAACGGCGCCGGCCTGGATGTGAACGGCCTGATGGAGCAATTCGAACGCAAAGCCGCACAAGAAGCGCAGGCATTCCTGGGAGTTCACTGAT